AGTAGAGAAAGCCCCATAAATAAACGAACTATCATTTGTATATGATAGAAATTTTACATATGCGTTTTCGGAAAATACGGGACGATTGTTTATATTATCACCTGTATATAATCCTGATGGAATAATTAAACTCATATCGTAAATTTTGTAAGATTGGATAGCATATAAGTGCCATCAAAATAATAACTGATCATATTTCTAGAACTTAATGTTGTTGTCATAGATGATAAATTATTAGTAAATACCCATGATGTGTCGTATGATGTTATAGATACTCCGCCAGTTGCACTAATTGCAACAACTATATTTCCTGTTTGTCCTGCACTAAGACCGTTTAAATTTCCCATTCTTACATTTGCTGTAAGTGGGATGATAACATTGTTTCCAGTATCTACAGTGTTCCAAGTAACTATTCCACCAGCAGAAGGACATGGGACACTTCCTTGAGATACATAAAATGGAATAAGATTACTTGATACAAATTGTATATCGTTATTTAATGAACCTAGTTCAGTCATTATAAACGAACTTGTTGAACTAATCTGATTTAATAAATTACTGCTTACGCTAATCATTGCAGAACTTAAAAAGTTAATTCGACTATTTAATACAGAACTAACACTAATCATTGTAGAGCTTAAAAAGTTTACAGAATTAACAGTGTATGTAGAAAGCTGAAACAATCTAGTATCTAAATTTGAAAAACTTGTATTAAATGTTGAAAGAGTATTTCCTATACATGTAGTTTTGGAAACAAGATCAGGAATATAATAAGGCATAAATGTATTTATGTTAGAAAACAAAAAAGGTCTAGATTTCTCTAGACCTTTATTATTAAGTTTTTAATTTTTTATTAGAAGTAATTCTTAGGCTTCTTACCGCTGCTGGTTTTGATTCCAGTGTTTGCTTTAGAGAAGTCTGCGTCACCATTAGCTTTTACATGGCTAGATGGAGCTTGTTTCTTAGCTTTACCGTCATAATCGCCTTGGTCGCCCATGTGGGAACCTTCTGAACCTTCGGTGTCATCTGGATCATAACCAGTGTCCGCATCACCAAAATCCATATCACCATTAGCTTTTACAAAAGTAGTTGGTTTTGCACGTTGAGCTTTGCCATCATAATTACCTTGGTCGCCCTTGTAATTACTTTCTCCACCAGTGAAACCGTAAGATTCGGTTGGAACACCGTCTTCCATTTCTTCACCATATTCTTCACCTTCGTCTTCACCACCTGCAAGAAGATTTGCAAGATCGCCAAGACTCATGGCTCTAAGCTCAGAAAGAGTAAATGTTTCTTCTTCGCCGCTGTCCATTTGGTCATCTGCATTGAATACATTATCATCCATAGATGATGAGCCAAAGTTTCCGCCATTCATTTCGTCCATCTCACGAAGGATTTGGTCAAAAATGTTGCCGGAACGTTTAAATGAATCGTTATACAATTCACCGGGATTAGGTTCTTTTGATTTGTTTTTCATAGATTTTTTGGATTTTTTAACTTTCTTCATTTTACGCTTAACAGCTTCGTCGTGTGTTTCTTCATCTTCATCTTCGTCTTCGTCATCGCTATGACCATGTGCTTTATCTTTAAGAGCTTTTTTCATAGACTCTTTTTTATCGCCATCTTTATCGAAGTCGAGATAATCCGGTTTGTTGTTTTCTTGGACTAAATTACCGCGAAGATAATTGCTTTCGTAAATTGATACTAAATCGTTTTCCATATATGTTATTTACTTAATTTTTATATTTTTTTGTTAATTATGATAAGTTTAATATATGGCAGTTAAAAAAGTAGACAAATATCTCAATAATAATGAGTCTCTACCAGTCAACATCACAATAGATTACTCTCCTGAGCAAGCAATTGAATTTAAAAAGTGTGCAGAAGACATTATATACTTTGCACAAAATTATTTTCATATAGTTAATCTTGATGCAGGACGACAAACTATTAAATTGTTTGATGCTCAAAGAGACGCTATTTTAGATATTTTAAGGAATAAAAGAACAATTATTTGTGCAAGTCGTCAGATTGGTAAATCTACGCTTATGACTATTGTATGTCTTTGGAATGTTATTTTCAAAAAAGATTACCAAGTAGCTATTCTTGCTAATAAAGAAGATCAAGCTAAGGAAATTCTTGAGCGTATTAAACTAGCTTATGAAGAATTACCAAATTGGCTAAAGGCTGGTGTTAGTGAATTTACCAAAGAAAACCTTCGTCTTGTAAATGGAAGTAAAATATTTGTATCAACTACATCAGAAAGCGGTATTCGTGGTAAATCTGTTAACCTTCTTTTTGTTGATGAGTTTGCCCACATTGCATCACAAATTGCAGATCCATTCTTCAAATCAGTGATGCCTACTATTTCTTCATCCAAGTCTGCTAAGATTGTTTTAATTTCTACTCCAAAAGGAGCAGAAGGTAAATTTTATGAGATTTTTCGAGATGCAGAGAAAAAGAAAAATGGTTGGTGTGCAGTTAAAATTCATTATTCGCAAGTTCCTGGTAGAGACGCAGCATGGGTTAAAGAGCAACAAGCATCTATTAACTATGATATGGATGCATGGCGTCAAGAATTTGAAATTGAATTCTTGGAAAATGGAACAGCCGCTCTTAACCAAGCAATTATTGATCGAATGAAAAGAGAAGCACTTCCTGCTGAACTCTCTTTTGATGGAGGTGAATATTTTGTTTGGAAACAACCAGAACCTAATAGAATATACTCTATTGGAGTTGACGTTGCAGAAGGTGTTGGACAAGACTTTACAGTAGCAACTGTTCTTGATATTACAGATTTAGATAATATTGAACAAACTGCTATATTTGCATCTAATAAGATACAACCGTGGATTTTTGCTGAAAAATTAAATCAAATAGCGCGTTCTTGGGGCAGACCATTTCTTTGTATTGAAAGAAATAAAGAAGGTGGACAAGTTGTTGATGCACTTTTAAATGTTCATAATTATGATAATCTTGTAACTTTCTCTATGAAAAATGATAAGCGTAATGTTTATCAAAGTCCGGGTATTTTCTGTCATCAAAATTCTAAATACACAGGCATTCAAAATATGAAGTATTTTATTGAAACTAAACAAAGTGTGAAGATTTATGATATAAACACAGCAAGAGAATTTGAAACATTTATTCGTAAAATCAATAAAACATGGGGTGCTAAAAAAGGGTTTAATGATGACCGCATAATGGCACTTGTTTGGGCACTAGTATTATTAGAAAAAGATATTGCAGAAAAATACCTTGATATTATTGAATATGATGAGGCAGGTAAACCTTCAGTGATTCTTGATCCAAATCAACATTTAGCAAACTTAAGTTTTCATAATTTATTAAATGAAAATAAACCTATTCGTAATGTTGGAGGTGGTAAAGAATTTTCTATATTCTTTAACTATGAGGAAAAAACTAAAGTAGACTTACCAGAAAAATACTCTAGTATGCTTTATGAGCCTACATGGGAATTCCTATAATAAATAGATATAATGTCTAATTCTCGTCCAGTCGCACCTAATTTAACTTGTCCCGTTCCTAAAGACGATCCAGCAGGATATTTCACTACACAGCAAAGTCAGTTGAATGTAACAAGAAAGGATAAGTTTTTATTAATAATTGACATTCCTCCTATATTAAAACCTCTTATTCAAAAAGAAGATCGTTTTTGTCGTGGTGGAAACTTAGAAAGACTTCAAATGAGCATTTGGGGATTTGTTGTTCCTCAAATTTCAATTAATAAAATAGATGTATCTTATGGTGGTCAAATTACAAAATTCTCTGGTCTTAGTCGTCCAGCATATGATGCAGTATCTATTAATTTTACAGTAGATAATCGTTTTGATAATTATTATATTCTTTATAAATGGTTAGATATTCAAAATGATGATTCTACGTCATTTTTTGACCAAGATAACTTACGTCCTTGTGCAAAAGGAAAAGGAAATGATTATAAAACTACTTTAACTGTGATGGCTCTTGATGAATATGAAAAACCAACAGCAAAGTGGGATTATTTTGGTGCTTTTCCAACAATCTTAGGAGCTATTAATGCATCTTACAGAGATGCTAATGAATTAGAATCTACATTCTCTTTTGAATTCTCTCAGCTAAAAATGTCATTACTTTAAAAGATTTTGGAGATAAATAAGATTTTTCTAAAATTTTATAAGTAATCTTATAATGGCTACTAAACTAAATACACTCTTAGAAAGCCCCGGCATTTCCATTAACGAAAGAGATTTATCCCAAGTAACAGTTAACGCTGTTGGGACAAATGTTTTCGTTCCTGGTTTTATGCCACAGGGTCCAACTGACGAACCTACACCAATATCAACTCTTAGTGAGTTCGAAGAAATTTTCGGTCTTCCAACAACACCAGCAGAAAGATATTCACATAATGCTATTAAGCAACTCTTAACAACCAGCAATGCAAACGTTACATTTACACGTATGCCTTATGGTTCTGGAGGTGGTTATGGTTATGCAGAAACATACAATGCTCTTGTTTTCCCTGTTGTTGGTCTTTCCGCAACAGAAATTAATGCATGTTCTTTCTTTCAAAGCTTACCACTTTCAACAATTCAAAGTGATTATCCTTGGCTTGTTGAGCAATATGTTGAAACTGAACAATGCTATGGTTCATTAAACTTTGGCTGTCCACTTGCTTCTCAAGATGAAGCAGCAAATATCGTTTATATTCATAACACTCCTGCTGAATACGATACTGTTTTAACAAGTATTAAATTTGTTGCAGAAACAAGTGCATCTACAACTGGTGTCAAGATTTTCCAATTACGTCCAACTGTTTCTAACGGTGTAACAACATTCTCTACAATCAGAACATTTGATTTATCTGCTGCTCCTTTAAGTGCGAATATTTTAAAAACCGCAGCAACAAACAGTGGTGAAAGTATCTTTACTGTCTCTCTTACAAGTGCTGGCACTCCTGGTTTTACTACTATACCAATATCACAAGGTTTCCTTTCAGGAAGTACTCTTTCAGGTATTACTGTTTCAGCTAATGATGTATTTGCATCATATTCTACAAATTCAACTTTAAAATTCTTTTATGCATCTCCTGATGTAGCAAATACATATGCTAGCTTATCAACTATAACTATAAGCTCAACTTATATTGTTGCAAATTCTGCTTTAACTAATGCAAATCAAGATTTCCTTATTCAATTTTGTGGAACTCCTGTAGATGCAGGTCTTACTTGCCAAGCTATTACAGCAATGGGTCTTGAAGTTCCTGAACAATACAGATACAACTTCTCTACTCCTTTAGGTGATGCACAACTTAACGATTGTAACTTCTATGCTCTTGGTGATCCTATTTCTAAATCACTTAATGCAACCGAATATCAACTTCTTCAAAACTCTCAGTTCAACTGGAAGTGTGGTTTCGCAATTAATGGTAATCCTGCTCTTGACATTCTTGGAAATGACGTTCGTGGTGGTATTGTAGTAATTAATAAAATTAAAAGCGCACAGCTTGAAGATTTTTCTGGTTACTATCTTGCACTTAATGACAACTTAAATGTTAACCCTGCTACAAACTTTGATGACATTACTGGTGTTGCTGGTTATTATAATGAGCTTTGCCCTGGTGTTTCAGGTTCTTGGGTAGATGTTCCAGATGCAAGACTTAACTTTAAAGTTTCATCAACATTTGATGAAGATGTCCAATCTATCACTGAACTTGTTCATCAAAACGTTGGTGTAGAATTTGGAAATGCAACATACAACGATTCGTTGATTATGAGTCTTTTCAAAGTTCGTCCTGCTCGTCTTACAGATACAATTAATAAACTTGATCAAGTTCGTCTTGAACAATTTGTTGGTTCTCTTAATTCAACTCGTATGGTTTCAGACGACTTTGGCGGACCAGATCGTTCCTTCTTCCTTGAGAAAACAGTTAATAACGGTAGTGCATATCTTGAAGTTTATGTTAACCCATATCTTTCACAAAATAACTGCTGGGTAAATGAACAAACAGGTCTTCCACGTAAAACAGTTCGTATGTTCCGTGAAAAAACCGCAGAAATGTTCTCAAATTATGATGCTCAACTTGCACTCAAAGGATTTGCTGATAAACTTTATGGTACAGGTTCTTACACACCAGAATGTTCTGATGCTGCATATAATCTTTGCCTTAAGAAAGATATTGGTAATCTTCCTTCAAAGCTTGAAAGAGTTCTTCGCCAAGTTGAAAATCCTGTTGACTTCCCTATTGATATTACAATTGATAACGGTCTTTCAACAATTTGGGCAACTAAGGC